CCGCCCCGCAGGCGTAGCCGATGCCTTCCAGGTCAGCAGCGATTCCGTCGAGCCAGTCTTTGCCAACCGCTGCCGCAACCTGCTCTCCCATGAGGACAGCGGGCCGGCGGGCACGGGCGAGGCGAAACAGGTGGGGCCACAGATGCCGATCGTCGTCGGTGCCGCGCTGCTGTCCAGCGACCGAGAACGGCTGGCACGGTGCGGAGCCGGTCCACAACTCGCGGTCGTCGGGCCAGCCGGCGAGACGTGCGGCGAGCGCCCATCCGCCGATGCCGGCGAAGAAGTGGCATTGCGCGTAGCCCGCGAGGTCATCAGGTGCAACGTCAACAATTGAACGCTCATCCACATCTCCGGCCGGGAGGTGCCCGGCGCTGATCAGGTTGCGCAGCCATTGGGCTGCGTAGGGGTCGAACTCGTTGTAGTAGACCGGCCGCATCACAGCGACCCCGCCCCGGCGCAGAACGCCGCATCGCCGCCGTAGGCGTTCACGAGGTTGGCGAAGGCCAGCTGCGCCGGCTCGCGCCCGACGCCGGTGTAGACCCAGCCCTCTTTTTTGGCCTCTCGCCCGATGAACTGCCCGATGGTGTGGCCGACGTGCCGGGCCTCGATCAGCACCGGCCGGATGCCGATCCAGTCGGACGACTTGAATTTCTCGTTGACCTTCTCCGACTCGTTGGCCAGGCCGTACCGCACCCATCGCCCCGTCTTGTCCTGCAGCGCCCCGACGTTGTTGCGGAACAGCAGCACGTTCGCGCGCGCCGCCTCCAGCTGCAGCACGCTCGACACCCACGCCTCCGACCGCGGCGCGGCGTCGCTCGGTTTCGTCGGTCGCGGGTACTCGCCGGTCTGCTGTTCCCACTGCATGACGGCGGCCAGCGGCACGCCCCACTGCGCGGCCCACTCGCGGAAGGTCATGCGGCACCGCCGAGGCTAGGTAACGGCCCGAGAGGCTTCCAGAACAGCACCTCGGCGTGATCGTGGTCATCCCAGTAATACCCGGTTTCTACGGTCGCGCTCGACCATTCGGCCGGAGACTCGCGCTGCATCGTCCACGAATCGATGGACGGCAGCAATTCTCCGTTAAATTCGACGAGCACGATGCAGGTCGTATCCGGGTCAGGAACGCCATCTTCGCCCCGTGTGAAGCCGCACAAGTCGCCGGCTTGCTCTGTCGCAAGGGGGGCCGGAAGCGTCCGCAACGCCGCCAGCGCGTACCCCGCGCCGTCAAGTAACTCCTCGGCCATGTGCTGCAGCCATTGCGCGTGCGTCAGGTCGGTGCGGTCGAGGGTTGCGCCGTACTTGGCGCGACCGGCGGCGTCTCGCTGGCGAAGCAGGTCGATCAGTGCGGCCGTCGTGTCGGAGACGGGAGGGATTGAGTAGTTGATCATATTGAATACCCCAGGTGTCGAATATGCGAGACGACCCGCTCGCGGAGGGCGTTGGCGTCCGGCGCACCGAGCGCCATAGCCGACAGAACGTCGGTGCCGAAGGTCAGGTAGAAGCGACGGTATCGGCTTTGTTCGTCGCGGTCCGGGAAGCACGCCGACCACGTGTCCATCACGTGGCGGAGGTCGCGCTGTGCCATCTGCCGTTGCCGGTGGCGCTCGGTCAGCGCGATGCGCCCCTCGTGTGACAGGTCGCGCGGGAAGCGCACCGGGCCGTCGACCTTGGCCTTCTCGCCGCGGAGCTTGGCCAGCATCTCCGGCGGCACGAGACCGAGCGCGCCGTCGACTTCCTCGATCGTGCGCGGCTTCGCGGCGGCCGGCTCGTGCGTGTGGCTGCAATACGGGCACGTCGGCCCGAGGTCTTTCTCGTACGCCTTCAGGCACCCCAGGCATTTGCGCAGCGGAATGGCGTCGTTGAACTCCGGCTTCGCGCGCATGGCGCGGCGCAGCAGCGACCAGTCCGTGCGCCGGTCCGGGAACCCGTGGACCTGCAGGTTATCCACGTGGTCGATCCACATCCCGCGCGGCTTCCCGCTGGCGGCGATGACGGCCTTGCGGCCCTCGGCGCCAATGTCGTCCCAAGTCGCCTCGTGCTCCCGGCCGACGCAGACGCGTGCCATGCGCCCGCCCTGTTGATCGTGGACGATGCGGCTGTTGGTCGGCCGTGCCATCGAGATGCCCTCGCACGCCGGGACGTCCACGCCCTCTCCGTAGAGGTCGACGCTGACCAGCTGCAGCACGTCGCCGCGCTCGAAGCGGCCCATGATGTTGCGGCGCAGGCCGGGATGCGTCTTGGCGCTGACGACCTCGGCGTTCACGTGGCGTTTGCGGAACGCTAGGGATATCTCGGTCGCGCTCTCCACGTCGACCGCAAACGTCATCCAGCGCCGGCCGCCGGCGAAGTTGAGGTAGGTGTCGACCACGTCGCCCACGAGACGGCGGGAGTCGTGGACGGCGCGGCGCGTGTCTTCCTCAACCAGCTCGCCGCCGGACCCGACGCGGATCTGTGAGCGATCAATCGATGCCTCCGGCCACACCACGTCGTAGTCCACGAGATAGCCGTCGTCGATTAGGTCGCGTGGCTGCGGACCGTGGATCAACACGTCGGCGATGCCGTCGGCGCATGAGCCGAGACCTTTGCCGTCAGGACGCCCGGGCGTCGCGGTGGGCAGGAAGGCGCGGGCGATCGGCATTTTGCCGAAGCATCTGCCCCACTTGTTTTCGCGCAACACGTGGTGACCTTCGTCGGGGATGAACAGGCCGACGCCTTCGAGCCATGGGTCATTCCAGTTGACCAGCGTGTCGACGCTGGCGACGGCGAGGTCTGCGCAGGGGTCGAAGTAGCTGCGCCCGAACTTGCGCACGTGTTCGGCGACGATGGACGCGACGAGGTCTTTCGATCCGATGATGCGATGGCGTAGCCCGAAGCGCGCGAAGGCAACCGACATGCTGACGTTCAGCGGCTCGCGATGCGCGCAGGCCACGGTGCGGACGCCCATACGTTTGGTTACGCCGCCGATGAGGACGGTTTTACCCGATCCAGTCGGCGCGCGCACCATGACGCCGCGCGCACCTGCGTCCCATGCGGCGAAGGCCTCATCCTCTAATTTGGCTTGATACGGGCGGTAACGAATCATGTGCGCGCCTAGTTGACAGGGCCGTCAGTTTGCCCTATCGTCGGCTCCGTTGCAACTCGCAACACACGGAGATTTACCGATGACTGAATTGAAATATTACGTCGAAGGCGACGAAGACCGCTCGGATGCCATCCGCGCCGTCAAGACGCTGGCGGCGGCCTACAACCTCGAGGTGGCGTTCCCGCCGCCGACCCTCCCGCCGGGCAGCACCCCGGGCTAACCCACCCGACGCCGGCCAGCACGGCGGCGTCTCACTCTCAAGGACCGCGCGATGCTCTTGTCCATCACCATCGATACCACACACCCGGACGCGCAGGGCGACGCGCGGACGGCCATCAAACTGCTTGCACACACTTTCAAAATGCAGGGCGACCTCCACCGGTTCGACCAGTCCGCGACAGCGCGAGGCGACCTTACGTCGAGCTACGCCATCGACGAATCGGCTGAAGCCCCCGCCGGCCCGGTCACCCTGATCACCTCCGATCTGGTGTCGGGATTCAAAGACGCTTCCGACTCGGCGCGCCAGATGGACGTTGCTCTCGGCGCGCGCGTGATCCCCGGAGTGCTCCCCGGCGACGATCCGAAAGACCGCAAGATGCTGATCCCCGGCACCGACGTCTATGTCCCGGTCGACGTCAACGGCCTGCCGTGGGACAAGCGCATCCACGCATCCACGCAGGCGTTCGTGGCCGACGGGTCGTGGCGCCGCAAGCCGAGGGTGTCCGACGAGGACTTCAAGCGGATCAGCGATGAGCTGGTCGTCATCATGGCCGCGCCGGCCGCTGGTGCCATCGTGACGCAGACCGCCGCCGAAGCCTTCGCTCAGCCCGCACCGCAGTCGGAAGGCCCGACGACGTTCATCGAGTTCATGACGTGGATCGGCGGCCACAGCCACGCCCAGCGCTTGACGCTCGCGAACGTCAGCGACGTGATGGCCGAGCTCGGCCTCGTCAACGCCGAGGGCCGTGGCGCGGTCGCGCTGATCGATAAGCGCCCGGACCTGATCCCGGCGGCATATCAGAAGCTGTCGGCGATGCTGCCGGCGATGCTGCCGGCGGGGGAGGGTTGAGCCATGGGCCTCAAGAACGCATCTCAATTGGCGGCTGCAATCTTCGCTGCGGCGGCCAGCATGGAAAAATTCGGTGGAGCGCAGGGGCCGGTCCAAATTATCGGGCCGACTTTGAGAGCCCCGACGCGCACCCGCCAATTCCGGACGTGGCGCTCGTCCGCCCCGCAAATCAAGCAAGGCGCCCGCGAATGCGCGCGGCGTCAGGGCGGTCAGGCGTGGGCGGATTTCCGCGCATCGGATCGCATCCGTCGCGGGTTGCCGGTCAGCTGGCCGTGGGCGCGGGGTGGCGTATGACCTACGCTCTCCCCCTCTCCGCCGCCGGCCGTTGGGTCCACTGCCCTGGGTCCGTCGCGTTGTCGGCCGCGCACCCGATCGACGACGCCAGCCCGAAACGCGCCGAAGGCACCGCCGCCGCGTGGGTCGCCGCCCAGGTCCTGCACGGGGTTTGCCTTGTGCCGGGCCAGCTGGCGCCCAACGGCGTGGCCGTCACGAACGAAATGCTCGACGGCGCCGATCTGTACCAGGACGCCGTGCGCCGCGTGCTGGCGCCGGAGGACATGCACATCGAAGAACACATGCGCGCGCCGTCGATTCACGCCGAGGCGATGGGCGACGCCGACGTGTGGGGCGTCGCAGCCAACACGGGCGTCATCCACGTATTCGAGTACAAGTTCGGCCATCGGTACGTCGAGGCGTTCGAGAATTGGCAGGGCGCGGGGTACGCGATCGCGGCTTATGAACGGCATGGCGAAGTGGATGAGGTGGCGCAAGTCGTCGAGTTCACCGTCGTCCAACCGCGTTACTTCGGCCCGCATCCGCAGGTCAGGACGTGGCGCACGTCGATGGTGGCGTTGCGCGCCATGCGCAACCAACTCGCCCGCGCGGCGGAGGTCGCGCAGCGGCCGGACCCTCCCACGCGCGTGGGCGACTACTGCCGCATCTGCCCCGCCCGGCACGTGTGCGTGACGCTGCAGACGGGCGCGACGGCCGAAGCCGAGTACACCGGCGAGGCGACGCCCTTCGCGCTCAACGTCCACCAGGCGAGCACGGAACTGCGGCTGTTGCAGAAGGCCAAGGCGATCATCGAAGCCCGCGAGGATGGCCTCGAGATCGAGATCACCGCAGCCCTCACGCGCGGCGAGCGCAGCGCGCATTTCCAGCTGTCCCGCAGCACCCCGCGCGAGACGTGGGAGTCGAGCAAGGTCGAATCCGTGCTCGGCATGGCGGCATTGCTCAACGTCAACGTCACCAAACCCCCCGCCCTCATCACCCCCAACCAGGCGAAGAAAGCAGGTTTACCTGCCGACCTCGTCGACAGCGCCACGTTCCGCCCGCCCGGCGAGTTGAAGCTCGCCCCCATCGACACCAACGCAGCACGCAAAGCCTTCGGAGGCAACACGCAATGAGCAACAACGACAAATACCTGAACCTCACGACGCCCGTCGGGCGCATGGTGTCCGGCAGCCTGTACGAGACCGAGACCAAGGACTTCGACGGAAATCTCAAGGTCTTCAAGACTGGCGACAAGGCGGGCCAGCCGCGCCCGACGTACGATTTCCGCGTCGGCATCGCCAAGGAACCAGGTCATACGCACTGGAGCCAGTCGGAATGGGGCGCCAAGATTTGGGCGCATGGCCACGCGCAGCACCCCAACGGCGCGGCGCAGCGCAAGGACTTCGCGTGGAAAGTGCAGGACGGCGACAGCACCGAAGTCAACAAGAAGAGCCGGCGCTGGTGCGACATCCCCGGGTACCCGGGCCACTGGGTGCTGAGCTTCAGCAACTCCGACGCTCCGGGTATCTTCAATCACGACGGCAGCGCCCCGCTGACCGAGGCCGGCGCGATCATGCCCGGCGACTTCGTGCAGGTTGCCTTATCGTGCTCGCCCAACGGCAACGCCAACAACCCCGGTATCTACCTGAATCACCGGTTCGTCGCGCTCTCCGGCTACCACCCGGAAGGCCGCATCAGCACCGGCCCCAGCGTGGCCGCCGCGGGCTTCGGCGCCGCGCCGCTGCCGCCGGGTGTCCAGCGCACGCCGCCGGCCGGCATGGCGTCCACGCCTCCGCCGCCCTCCGCTCCTGCGGCGACCCCGGCACCGGCCGCAACGACTCCGCCCCCGCCGCCTCCGGTGACCACGGCAGCGCCGCCGGCCCCCGCGCCGGACCCGACGTTCACGGCCAACGCGGGCGGCACTCCGCCCCCGCCGCCTCCGGCACCGCCGGCTCCCCCCGCCGCGGCTCCGGCACGCACGTTGACCGCCCTGGCCAACGGTTCGACCTACGAGTCGTTCATCGCCGCCGGTTGGGACGATGCCGCCATGATCGCGGCGGGCTACCTCATCCCGTGACCACCTGCCACCCCCGCCGCAATCTCGGGCGGGGGTGGCGCTTTTGGAGACTGACGACATGAAGATCAAGCGCAGGCACGTCAAGATGGCGCGTACCGCCCGCAGAATCTGTCTCAACAGTGACGGCGGTCCGCAATGGGTAGACAAGCTGTGGCCCGACATTCTGCGCTGGCACCGCGCCGCCAAAGGGCGCCGACCGTGACCGAACTCCGTGCAGGCGACCGCGTGCTCGCCGGCCTCACCTACTCGACCGTACTCGCCGATTGCGACTGCGAGACGTGGAGCGAGGCCGGTTGGGTGTGGGCGCCGGATTGGGCCGACAAGACCGGCACGGTGCTCGGCCGATGGCTGCCGCCTCCGGGCGTGAAGGATGCCAAGGGCGCGGGGCTGTCGGCGGCCGGCGCGGCGAAGTACGCGGCGCACCCGACGTGCGAGGTGCTGACGTTCTCGTACGACCTGAAGGACGGCCGCGGCAAGCGCCGGTGGCGGCCGGGCGAGTCCGACCCGCTTGATCTGTGGGCGCACGTCCAGGCCGGCGGGCTGCTGGAGTCGCATAACGCCGGGTTTGAGTTCTGGATATGGCTCCACGTGCTCACGAAACGCTTCGGGTGGCCGCCGTTGGCCACACGTCAGCAGCGGTGCAGCATGGCCAAGGCGCGCGCCTGGGGGCTGCCCGGGGCGCTGGGGAAGATTGCCGAGGTGTTGCGCGTCGACGCGCAGAAGGACAAAGACGGCGTCGACCTCATGAAACAATTCAGCAAGCCGCGACAGCCGACGAAGACCGACCGGCGCCCGCGGTGCATGCCGCAAGACGACCCCGTGTCGTTCGCGCGCTACCGCAATTACTGCGACGCGGACATCGCGGCGGAGTCGGCGATCTCGCTGCGCATCCCGGACCTGTCGGCGGCCGAGCAAGGGTGGTGGGAGATCGATCAACTCATCAACCGCCGCGGCGTACAGGTCGACATGCCCAGCGTGCGCGCCGGCATCGCGATCATTGAACAGGCGTTTGAGCGCTACAACGCCGAGCTCGTCCGCATCACCGGCGGCGCCGTCGAGCGCGCGAGCGAGTTGCAGAAGTTGCAGGACTGGTTGCGTGGTTACGGTATCCACATGGGCGCGATGGACGACGACGCCATCACCGAAGCCCTCAAGACCATGCCGGCCGGAGCGCCACGTCGCGCGCTAGAGATCCGCCAGCGGGTCGGGTCGGCCAGCGTCAAGAAGCTGTATGCGATCCTGAACCAAGCCACCGACGACGGCCGCCTCCACGACCTCTACATTTTCCACGGTGCGCGCACCGGCCGTCCGACCGGCGACGGGCCGCAGCCGACCAATCTGCCGAAAGGCAAACTGCGCGTCGTCAAATGCGAGACGTGCGGCAAGCACAGCGGCGGCGGGCACGAGTTCTGCCCGTGGTGCAATGCGTGCCTGCTGGGTGTGGAGACCCTTGAGTGGGAACAAGCGCCGACGGCCGCCGCGGACGTGCTGCAGATTGTGGCCGAGCGCAACCTCGACCGCTTGGAGCACATCTTCGGCGACGCATTCCTAGCCCTCTCCGGCAGCCTGCGGTCCATCTTCTGCGCCGGGCCGGGTTGTGACCTGGTGTGCAGCGACTACAGCGCGATCGAAGCCGTCGTCCTCGCGGAGCTGGCCGGAGAGACGTGGCGACAGGAACTGTTCCGCAATGGCGGCAGGATTTACGAAGCCTCCGGCGCTCGCATCCAAGGCCTCGATTACGACGAGGTGATCGCGTACAAAGCGCGCACCGGCTCGCACCACCCGTGCCGCAAGATCGGCAAGGTCGCGGAGTTGGCCGGCGGGTATCAGGGCTGGATCGGCGCGTACAAAGCCTTCGGCGCCGATGAGTTCATGACCGACGACGAGATCAAGGCGACCATCCTCGCGTGGCGCAAGGCGTCGCCGATGATTGTCAGGATGTGGGGCGGCCAGCTTGTGGACGGCAACACTGGCGAACCGTGCGTGCCGTGGTGCTCGACGGCGACCTTCGCGCCGTACGGATTGGAAGGCGCGGCGGTGCAGGCGGTACTCCACCCGGGACGCGAGTTCACCTACCGATCGATCTCCTACCGCGTCCACGAGGACGTGCTCTATTGCCGGCTGCCGAGCGGTCGCCACATCGCCTACCACACGCCGCGCCTGCGCGCGTCCGACCGCACGCCCGGGACGTACTCCCTGAGCTATTGGGGGTGGAACACGAACCCCAAGAACGGCCCGGTCGGTTGGGTTCAGATGGACACTTGGGGTGGGAAGCTGACCGAGAATGTCGTCCAGGCCGTCGCGCGCGACATCTTCCGCGACGCCATTATCCGACTGTGGAAGGCGGGGTATCAGACGGTGCTGCACACCTACGACGAGATTGCGGCGGAGATCCGCAAGGGTTGGGGTAGCGTGGAGGAGTTCGAGCGCCTCATGTCCGAGATGCCGTGGTGGGCGCAGGGCTGGCCGATCTTCGCCGTCGACGGCTGGCGGGGCGAGCGGTACCGCAAGGCGTAATGGGCCGACGAACGGTAGTTGACGGTGCCGTCAGTTAGGGGTAATCTACGTACATGCCCGGCGCGGTGCTGGGGAGGAGAACGAGATGCGCAAGTGGCGAGTCACCGGAACGAAACACGGCAAGTCCTACACGGTCGTCATCGAGGCGGCCGACCATAACGCCGCAGTGCTGAAGGCATCGAAGGGCCGCGGGTTGTTGCTGGTCGTCAACTCGTGCGTGCTGGTCAGCGAAGGTGACGCCGCATGAAAACCTTCGACCAACTGCGCGCCGAACTCCTCGCCGCCAGCGCGCGCGGCGACCACAAGGCCCGGGAGCGCGTGCTGCGCGAAATCCAGGCGCTTACCTACCGGATCGCATCGACGCCATGACCCGCGCCGTCTTCCCGCTGGTGCCAGACCCCACCGACGCGCGCCCGCTGCAGTCGCCGACCGCCGACGAGATCGCGCGGATTCGAGCCGCCCTACCGACAGGAGCCCCGAGCATGAAAGGCAAATGGGAGAGCATCCAGACGGCGCCGCGCGATGGGCGGCCGGTGTGGTGCCGGGAAGAGTACGACGTCGGGAACCCCTACTGGGCGTACCGTTTTCCGGAGGCGAAGGCGTGGCGGGAGTCCACTCGCGGAGAGAGAGTGGCCCCGTACCAATGGTTCAACCCCGAGGCCGCGCCGTGATGCGCCCGGCTCGAACCATCCGCCAGGCGTGGGAGACGCTCCCGCCGCCCAGCATGTTGACTGAGGCGGAACGTCTCGACACGTTCGCCACGTCGGCCGCAGTGATCGGCCGGTCCCCGAGTTACCCGACCTCCGACCGCAGGCGGAGAAGTCACCAGTGCGCCGGCGTACCCTCGCCGGATACCTGCGGACCATCAACTACCGGAGATACCCCGTGACCGACATCAAACCCGACACCTCGCTCTACACCGACCTCCCCTCCAGGCTGCGCGCGATGGCGCTGGTGTTGGAGGGGCCGAGGGGGCGCCTTCAGTACCGCCATTGCGGAAGTAAAGACGGGTCGTGGAGTAACTGCGACGAGGCGGGGCTGAGGGATGCTCGACGCGCCGAAAAAGCCGTTTTCGAGCACTCCGAATACCGCCTCAAACCCGCCCCGCCCGCGAAGCTGTACGTGGACCTCGATGGCGAAGGCCGTCCCGCGCACACCTACGCCTCTCCGATGGCCCCGATGCCCGGCACCACGCTCGTGACCTACGTCCTGGAGAATCCCGATGCGAACGATTGACGAAGAGGCGCGATTCATTCTGTCCGATGCCGGCGCATCCGACCAGCTCCGGCGGCTGGCGACGGCGGTCGTCGACCACGAGTGCGATTGCTCCGGCGCCCACGATGACTGCGCCAGCCAAGACGAGTTGAGCGAAGCGCAGAGCGCGCTGGAGGATGCCGAAGCCCGCGCCGAAGGCCTGCAACGTGACCTCGAAGCCGACAAGCGCCAGAGCGCCACGATGCGCCAGATGCTCGAAGGTGCGAGCGACCTGCTGTCGAAGTCGCACCACACCGGCGCGATCGAATGGCGCAGCCAGTACCTCGCGTGGCAGGCGTCGCAACGTGGCTGACGTGATCAGTCTCGACCGTATTCGCCATGCGCTCGCCTTGTCCGATCAGCTCGGCATGGACGAGACCCGCCAAACCATCATCGCCCGCATCGTCGCCGACGAACAGGGCCGTAAGGAGTTCAAGCCGTGGAAAACGACACCGTAGCGTCCGTGATTCTCATCCTGCTTTTCGGAGCGGCCATCTTCACCGTACTCGCCGGGCTCGTGTTCATCCCGTGGCTTGGGGTCGGGTTGGGCATTTTGGCCACGTTGGTGGCGCTCGCCGCGAGCGTCGGCCTGGTCATCGTCACTGTTCGGTCCCTGATGGGCGGAGGTGGGGAGTGAACCTGCGCGTGATCGAGATCCCCGACGACGTCATCGAAAAGGTACTACACGCCCGCGTCCCCGGCGGGTCGGAAGTCTGGCACGTGGTCGACGGCGGAGGCATGGCCGTCCACAAAGGGCATCGGGCGATTGTCCGGCGCGTGCTGGAAGCCTACGAAGCCTTGCGTCTCCCCGACGCCAACGAAGGCGACGAAGACTGCCCGAAAGCCGCCGAGTGTCGCGCGTGCCCGTGCGGGTTCTGCGCCGCACTGAAGGATTACCGATGAACACCGACGATCTCGTCGACACCTTGGACGCGGCCGTCACTCTCGCTGCGCATCACTGCCAAGGAGAGTGGTCGGAAGAGCGCAAGGCCTTGAAGACGCTCGCCGACCGCAGCCGCCAACTCGACAGTTTGATAGAAGCCGTCGAGCTGCGCATGGCCATCGCGGCGGCCTACAACCCGCTGCCGGCGGAACGTCGGCGCCTGGGGCTGCTCGCGGGGGTTCCGAGTGGGCCGGATACGCCAACGATGCGCCAGCTGCGGTGGGCGTCTAACAAGAAGCTCGAAGCGGTGTTGGCCACGTGCAAGGCGGGTGGGTGATGCAGCAGCACCGCCAGCGATTCCTCCACGAGCCGGAGCGAAGGTCGTTCGGGGATTGTCACCGGACGGCACTCGCGTGCCTGCTCAACCTGCCGCCGGAGGAAGTCCCGCACTTTGCGGAAATCTATGTCGAGAAGGAAGAGGCCAACGTATTCTACGATTGGCGCTCACACGAGGCGGAATGGCTGGCCGACCGGGGATACGGTCAGGCGCACGTCGCGGTCTACGACCTCAAGCAGTTCCTTTCCGACATGGACGTCCTCAGCCCGAACGTGTTCTACATTCTCGGCGGGAAATCTCCGCGCGGCTGGGGGCACTCGATAATCTGCAAAGGCGGCGCGTTCCATTGGGATCCGCATCCCGACAGCACGTTCGTGACCGAGCCGATGGATCACGGCTGTTACGAGGCGTCGTTCTTGATCCCGCTGTCGATGTCAGCGAATGACCCCCGCCCCGCGTAGCTCCCGCAAGCACCCGTGCTCGATCGCGCGCAACCGGCGCTCCTCGGTCAGCAGGCCCAGGACGCCGATGGCCCACGGCGGCCCGTCGCGCAGCCAATCCTCCGGCCACGCCTCAACGTGCGGAGTTGCTCCCTGCTCGCACCGAACCTCCGGCGGCTCGGGCGCGCTCGACGGCCGCACGGCCTTCGTCGCGCACGACGTCAGGAAGACCGACAGGACAACCGGCAGGAACCACGATTTGACGTGTGACATAGCGCACCTTCTCGACGGCCGCGGCCGTCTCTGTTCGTGTGTCTGTGGATGCCGTGGACGCCATGCGTCCGGCGGCCTCGGCGATACGGCGCGAGGCGTCCGCCAAGCGGCGAGCCTGCGCGGCGAACTTTCGATCAGCTTCGGCCTGCGCTGCTGCGTACTCGTCACGCACGTTGCGCTCGCGCTGGTCCGCGCGCATCTCTCCGTATCGCCAGCCGACCAGCATCAGGGCCAGCGCCGCCCACGCCTGCCACGGAATGGCCTTCAGCCATCCACCGGCGATGCGTGCGGCTCCGCCCAGCCAAAGGAGGAAGCTCACGGCGCGCGTCGCTTACCGCAGGTACCGGTCGGCGCACAGCGCGCCGGAGACGGGCAGTGGTTCGCGAGGCAGTCGTTGACCTCCGCCAACGTCACGCGCTGCTGGATGAGGCGCGAGGCGCCCGCGCAAGCCAGCGCGCCGAGGGAGGCCCAGCCGAATAGGTTCGGTAGCCACACGGGCATGTTGGCCAGCCACGCCGGTGGGATGACGCTCCACCCTTCGCGCAGCGGATCCATCACAACATCGAGCGACTGACTCACGGCCTGCAGCGTCGCCGAGACGCCCATCCACTTCATTGACCACCACTCGCGCCAGCGCGCGGCGTCGGGTACCAGGGTGAACCCGAGCACCTTGACAGGCGGCGGGGGCGGAGGAGGTGGCGGCGGGCCGATGATGATGGGAGTGCTCATTTCTTGGGATCCTTCAAACGTTCGGGTCGAAGCTCGGGGTACTGCTGCCACAACATGTTCGTGTAATCCTGCGAGCGTTCGATCTTGCGGTTGGCGTCGCGGATGTCGCTGCGCTGGTCGATCACCAGCAGCAGGCAGAATGCCGCGCACAACGCCGCGACGGCTACGCCCCAGCCGCCCATATTGATGGTGATTTTCGCCCCACCTGTGGACGACGATACCGGCGGAGCCGTTGACGCCGGGCGCGCGTTCAATGCTTCGGAAATCTCCTGCACCACGCGGGTGTTGGCTTCCGTGGATTGTCGGACAGATTCCGTCAACGACTCCAGCGCCCGCCCTACTCCCTGCAAATCATCGCGCGTCGCGTGATCGTCCGTCATTTCCTCACCGCGTTTAGGCCCAGTTGATTGGCGATAGGCCCAAGCACGGCCGTCACGGCGTTGGTGTAGTTCTGCATGCTGCGGTCGAGGCCTTCGATGGTTTTTTCAAGGCGTTTCACGTCGTCTTTCGTCGCGTATTGCGTGTCAGAGTGGTCGCGGATTTTAACCTCAACGTCTTTCATCGTCAGCGCCAGCGCGTGGACCTGCGCGCGCAGTTGGTCTCCGCCGCCGAATATCCGATTAAGGACCATCATCACGACGGGGACCACGAACGCCATCACCAACGCGGTTGTCGGGTCGAGGTTCACGGCGACACCCCCAGCGCCCGGCAGGCGATCGCGTACCGCTTCCGGCGATCATCGAGGCCGATCACCCCGCCATTGAAGGCGCGCGTCACCGCACGCACGTCGCGCGGGTCGACGTCTCGCACGCGCAGGTGCCAGTAGGCGCACCCGGTCAGTGCGGCGACGCGCGGATCGTTGGCCACGGCGTCGGGGTCGGCCACGATGTCGGCACCGACGCGCGGCTTCAACACGGCGTTTACGGCGACGTAATTGTCCAAGCCAGTGAGATGCGGAAATCCGCGCCCGCGATGCCGCCAACCGTCGCCGCTGGCCTCGTCGCCGTTGCCCATGCGGTCGGCATAAACGAAGTTCGCCAACGCCTGCGGGTTCATGGCCAGGCGAGCGGATTGCTTGGCCGCGGCGGCCCAGCGCGACCCCACCCCATTCTGGCGGCCAAGGTCCGAGAGGCGCGCGGCGGAGTACCCGAGACGTTCCTGCATCAGCGTGAAGCTCGCCGTCTCGTGGCCGAATTGCGCCAGCGCTGCGGCGATTTCGTGCGGCGTGTCGAGGCCCCACAGTCTGAAGCCTTCGACGAGATGCGGGGCGTAGATGTCGGCATCGGCGCGAGAGCAACCGACGGCGGCGCGAAGCAGGGCGGACGTCAGGGTCATACGCGGTTGGCCTCGGCGGTCAGCGGGAAGGTGCGCGTGCCGAGGATAGCCGATTCCCCGATCCGGCGGATATTGGCGGTCACGTTGCGGCTAGCGTTTGCCGTCGAGTCCGTCGACACCGTGAGCGTCAGGCCGCGTGCCGAGGACAGCGGAAGGCGGGTGTTGAGCGCCGACCCGGACAGCGTGCCCCCCACTCCGCCGGAAATGGTGAACTCCACGTCGTAGCCGTCGCCGATGCCGGCGGGCGCGCTGGGGTACCATGCGCCGGAGCCTCCGACAGACCACGAGGTAGTGCCATTGCGCTCAAGACTGAAAGACGCAACCGCGACAACCGGGGCGTTCGACGACCCGACGGAAACGTAGACCTCGTCAGGAAGGCCGGCGGTCGACGAGACGTAAGAAGCCGTCCCTTTCGCCGCCCACAATGTGGCCAAGTCGGCGCCGCCTGCGATGGTGTAGCCGACGTCCGGCCCCTGCGTTCCGAAGATCAGCGGGGCGTAACGGCCCGCGAGGTCGACGCCGAGCACGTCATAGCCGGTAGCGGCCGGCGGCGTGCCGGTCACGTACGGGTCGAAAAGGTCGTCGAAATCCCGGAGGACGCCTGCAATCTCGGAAGAGTACCCGGTGGCCACGACGTCAGCCTCCCACGATCCACAGCCCTACCGCGATCCCCAGCCCCGCGCCGAGGCCGACGAACCACGTCGCGACGAGGCGGTCGTTGAGTTCCTGTACCGCGCGGACCAGCACCGGTACCATCATGTCATAGTCGACGCCCGGCACGAGGTCGCCGTTGTATACGGCGCCGTTGTCGACGACTGCCAGCGGAACCACGTTGGCCAGCTGTTCGGCCAGCAGGAACACGTGCTCGCGCGGGTCGTTGAGGAAGTCAGAGCGGTAGCGGCCGACGGCGGTCTCGATGGCCAGCACCGCATCCAGCCCGTAGGGGTTGTCGCGGAGGTCGCGCTTGACGCACTCGCTACTCGTACGGCTGAAGCCGCCCGACGATTGCACAAGTGTGAACGACACATTTTGATTCAGGCGCGCGTAACCGGTCAGCGCCTCCGGAGGGACGGCGGCGGGTCCGCCGGCGCCAGTGGTCTGCGCGGTTGCTTCCCCTGCGGTCGCCAGCCGCGCGCGGCCGATAGCTGCTGTGGTCGCCAAGGGCAGCGCCGCGCCGAAAGAGGCCGGCGTCATCGCAATGCTGTTGGAAGCCCGGGCGATAGCTTCGTCATTGGTGGCCAGCCGGGTGCGACCGGACGCGGCGGTCGTTGCGGCAGGCGTCGCCCACTGCCCGGCAGTCGCGGCAGCGGCTAGACCCGAGGGGGTCACCGTTCGATTCGCGGGGCTGCCGGCGATGGTTTCATCACCGGTCGCGTACTCGCTGATTCCGGCCACCGTCTCCGATGCCGGCGGAACCGAGACAGTCACGCCGGCCAGCCGGGCAGTCACATAGGCGGGGTCCACCGGAATGCCCGTGGACGCGGTGTCTGCGGGCAAAGGGAATTGGTAATCGAGCAGGGTCCACGATGCCGCGGTCGTCGGGACCGTGGTGTTTGTCGCGGTGCGCGAGATGTAAGTCAAGTAGGGGTCGCCGGGATTGGCCCGGTAACGCACGATCGCACCGGCGCCGTACACCAGCGGCGTGCCGCCATTCTGCGCGCTGGTCACCCACTCGGGGGCGCCCTGCCGCTGCCAGAACGCGAGGTTGTCGGTGATGTCCTTGAATAGCTGATTGGTCTCTTCGCGCGGCACGTCCTTGGCCAGTGGGTCAACACCTTGCTCGCGCGCGTAATCCGGGCCGAAGCCCTGCGCGTAGCTCACGGACCCGGACGGCTGGACGGCTTCGGGGATCGGCGTCCCGGTATCGCCCGAGGCGGCGAACGGCTGCTGATAGAATTTGGTCATGTGGGCGGCCTACAGGTTGGGGTTGCCGAACGGGGCGTTATCGAAATTGATGTTGAACTCGCCGAAGCCCCAGGCATCGCGGGCGGTCGTCACGTAGTTTACCCCCACCGTCGACGGGCGCGGCATCAAGTCGTATTCCCGGATCACGAAGAGAAGGCGCGGGTCGGGGACGAACGAGAAGACGTAGGTAACCTCGGACATGTCGAGCGGGTCGAGCATGTAGACGAGGCCCTGATCGGCGAACAGGTACTTCATGAAGCGGTTCACGTCGACGGGCGTGCAGCGCGTGACGAGCTGGAAATACCGCAGGCGCAAGACGAGGCGCTGCTGCTCGACGGTCAGCTTGACGGAGTCGGGGGCGCCTGGGGCGAAGGGCGCGCGGTCGAAGTTGCGATGAAACTCGTCGAACCCGAAGGCCGGCTCGTCGCTTTCCGTGGGCGGCAGCGCCAGTCGAATCCCGAGAATGCGCGCCCACACTTGGCAGCCAAAGGCGTTGGCGGTACGCAGGTCGAACACGTCGCGGATCCAGTCCATCCAGAACGCCGTGTGCTCCCGCTCCAGCCACGCCGCCTTGCTCTCCAGCAGGGAGCGCAGCGCGAGCGCCCGGTTGTGCTGCCACAGCAGGCCGCGCAGCACGTCGACCGAGAAGTCGAAGGCTTGGATCGTACTCACGGCAACTCCACGAGCGTGATGCTGCTGGCCTGAATCGTGGCCACCTCGTCGATGTCGATCACGTACTCATCGGTCTGATACACCAGCGGGTCGCCTGGGCCGGGGACCGGCGCGACTTCGACCTTGGCCACGAACACGCCGGACGCCCGGACGCCCAGCGCGCCGGCGATTTCGAAGGGAGACACGTTGCCTCCGACGACGAACCCTTGTTCCCCCGGTAGCGCGCCGGCGGCATAGTCGAGGACGGCCGACTCCACCAGCGCGGCCAGGTCGCCCACGTAGGTGCCGCGGCGCACGGTGACCCGAAGCAACACGGGGATGTCGGTCGGTCGGTCGAAGCTGACCGGGTATGTCTGGCCGCTGGACGGTTCGACGACGTTGACGGTCACGGCTCCGGTCCAACCCGCGCCGGCGGTCTTGTTGGACAGTAGCGCGAGGCCGATGTTGGCGTCCGTTCCGCCGTCCACGCACACCCACACGGAGTGAGCGCCGATCAGGATGCCGTCGATGGTGGCCGGGGCGTCGCCGATGTTCTCGCGGAACTGCAGGGACCGCACGTCGGGCAGCGCATACAGCGCGGACGTGACCGCTACGGGCGTACTGAGCCCCTGCCGGGCAAGCGTCTGCCGGCGTGACAGACGAAGGGATTCGTCGGACTGGACAAACGACCCGAGAAGACCAGCGGCGTCGTTCTGGACCGCCTCCCACCCCAGCACCGCGTCCACGATGAGGACCAACGAGCCGGGAGGGCAGGGAACCGGCCCGCCGTTGACGGCCAGGAAATCCACCCGCGTGGGCGTGGGGCCGGGGATGCTCGGATTGGGGGGCAGCAGGGTGACGGCGCCGACGCTCTCAAATACGTCGCCCTCCGCCGTGCGTGCGCGGGTGCCGGCGGGGAGGAAGGTGCCGGCGACGCCGTAGAGGTTCACGTCCCGGACCAGCGTCCGGGTCTGCGCGTCGCGCTCTTCGCCCAGCAGCGCGCAGATGGCGTCGAGGAACACGCCGCCCGCGAGGTCCGGGTTGATTTGGTTGGCGAGGGTGGCATTGTTGGCGGCGGCGGCGGCGCGGGACTGCACCTCGCCGATGATCAACACGCCTTGCGGGGTCTCATCGTCGAGCGACAGGTCATCGCCGAGCGCGGCGCGAAACTCCGCCTGCACCTCCGCCTTGAGCGTCGAGGTGTCCGGTACGATCGTGCCGGTCAGCGTGAGGAAGTCATACGGCATTGACGGTGGCGCTCCCGTAGACAGTGCGAATGGTCGCAGTGTACCTCACCGCCTCGCCGTCGCGCGCCACGGTCAGGGACTCTACCGACAGCACGTCGGGCACCCGCAGCAGCGCGCGACGGCCGGCGGCTTCGAACGCAGCGGGGATGAATCGCTCCCACACCGTGGCCAACGTCGGGATGCCGCGGTCCTGCGCGAGCACCATCTCCCCGCGTTGCGCCTGCATTGCGCTGCGGCAGTCGGCGGCGACGGCCGACAGAGCCGTCAAAATCGACAGGTTGCCGGTGGCGTCGACGACGAGGTCGTTGTCGCGGTTGCTGGCGATGGTCCGGGTCATGGGGTCGGGGGTCCGCTGGTTCCGCCGCCCGTCTGGACGCCGGTGTGGGTGTGCGTCGATCCTACATCAACGCCGTTATTTTCGAGGATACCAAACGTCTCCACCCCGTCGTTGAACTTGGCGCGGCCGTCGAACTCGTGGAGCGGGGCGACATACCGGATCTTCGTTGGGGACAGCTCCACCCGAACCGCGCCATCGAGGGATTGGATCGTCATCGCGTCGTCGGCGACCTCGCTCACGTCGTAGGCAGCGAACACGTCGGGAATGAACCGCCCATCCTCGAACGAGTGCAGACGCAAGGTGTTCGGGGGCTGGTCGTCGGACATGGACTGCATAAATAGGCTGATATCTCGGTCGCTGGCCTCGATCCACCCCGGCGTTCCCGGCGGTAGATTGAAGTTAATCACGAACCCGCCGCCACCCAAGGCGAGAACGGGAACCTGCGCGACCTGGGCGCGCTTGACCATCTCGCCGGAGGTCGTCAGCAGCGCGATCATCGGGCGCACCGTGGCCATGTTGGAGGGCCGGTCGTACGACACCACGGTGGCGGGGAGCATGCCGTCGGTGCCTTGCATCAGCTTGCGGAACACGGAGCGCAGCGCACCGCCGAGACTGCCCTCGTCGGCCGGGTCTTTGCTGGGGATGTTTTCGTCGGTCATTTCGCACCCTTCCGCTTGCACTCGGCGATACAGTAGAACGGCGTGTCGCGGTTCGACACCTCGTAGGACAGTTTGTAGATCACGTACTTCCCGTTGACGGCCGGGTAAATCTCGCTCTCCAGCTCAAGCTCGCCGCCCAGCTGCGACTTCGGATCCAGCAGGTACTTGACCTTCACCCCCTGTTCGGTCAATTCCGGCACGCCGATGAGGCCCGACGACTTGCTCAATACGTGGGTGGCCTGCGCCAGCGGAACGTTGTAGTCCTTGACGATCAGCCGGTCGTCGTCCACGTAGGCATTTACGCGCCCGGCCTCGCCGAGCTTCTCGACTTGCTTTAGCGCGCCGCCGGTGAACGAATAGTTGGCGATTGCTTTGTCCTGCGCTTCGAATACCAGCGCCAGGCCCAGCGCATCGGCCACACCTTTGGCGATGGTCGACAGCTGCTCGCGCGCGCCGTAGGCCTGCGCCAGCACGACCCCCTTCGCCGCCTGTTTGGTCTTGGCCTTCAGCGTCAGGATGATGTCGGGGGGCTGTGAGGGGGTGCCTTCGGTGATGTCGCCTTGGAACAGCGCGAACGCACCGATCGATTCGCGGCCCGCTTCGATGAATAGCTTCCGGGGCTTCTTGAGCTGATTGAAGGGGCTTGTCTCGGTCAGCAGGAAGTCGCGCGCATCGCGGGTGAGGTTGGCGATTTTGACTTCCGCCTCGTTCTGCAACGGGTTCGCGAACTTGCTGATCGTGGCCGACATCCACAGGTCGTCGTACACGCGCAGCTGCCCGTCGACCTCGATGCCGATGCGCAGGATGCGGGGGTCAAACGCGGGCAAGCGCGACCTCCGCCGCAGTCAGGTACACGAGGAGGCACGAGCTGCCGAAGTCGGGGAAGTACGGGATGACGCCGGGGTCGGCCACGAACATGAAATTCCCGGTTTCAAGGTAACGGTAGGGCAGCAAGGGCGTCCCGGCCGCGCACCGCATCCCGGTCACCAGGCGCACGCCCGCGCGGTCGATGGTTGCCGACATCATGCCGCCGGCTTCCTTGACTTCGATGAAGTAGCGGACGTCTTCGAGCCGGATGAAAAACGACTGATTCGGCACCGCTTCGAGGGGGAGAGTCTGCGCCACGGTCAACCGCCCCCGCCGAAGATATTACGGTAGAGGATAGACGCTTTCTGCTCGGTCGCCGCCGCCGGGGGTTTCCCGGACTGCTCGCCGCGCTTCGTGGTCGACGCATTGCGGCTTTTGTTGCCGTTGGCGTCCTTGCCGACTGCCGCCGGGGGTAGCGCCTGGAACTGCGTTTCGACGAACTGCACCTCACGCAGCCGCAGCGACGCCGCGATCTGGCCGAAGGCGTCGGTCGTCTCGTCGTGCGGCAGCACTTCGAGCGTCATGTTGTCGTAAGTGCCTGCGTTCGTCCGCACCGTGACAGTCTCAGACTGGCGGTAAAGCGCTTGGATCTTCTGATAATCCTCGACCGGAACGAGCATGACGAGTTCGATCTCGACCGGCAAAAACACGCGGTGGTCGGCCACAGACGAGCCGTCCTCCAGCGGGTGCTCCATGATCTTCGACGGTTCGGTGATGAACGCCTTGAGCGGGCGCCCCTCCGGCGCGATCTGCCGAAACTCGCTGTCGAAGATGCCGACGACATCGACGGCCACGGTGGTCATGCGAGCACCCCGTCGTCGTTCTCGTCAATGGCGCTGCGCATCTCTGACTTCAGCGACTTGCCCATCTCGGCGGCCACCTGCTGTCCGTCAGTTGCTTGCGTCTGCACCGTGATGGGGCCGGTGGTGACGTTCGTCGTCTTGCTCGTGGTCGCGCGCGAATTGGAGATGCTGCTGGAGGTCTGCGACATCAGCGGCGTGTTTGCGTTCGCGAGGGATTGCTGGGCTTTGGTGATGCCGGCTACGGTCTCGGGAGCCGGTGCGGCGCCCTCGATGTTGATTCCCAACGCGCGCGGAATAGCGGCGTGCATCTTGTCCACGAAGCTGACGGCTCGCGCGAACAGTTCGATACCGGCTTGAACCTTGGACACCAACCAATCGAAGACCGCCGCGACGTTTTCGATGGCCGACTGCATCCCGATCGTGAGGGATTCGAACACCAGCCCGAGCTTGGGGAATTTGAGGCTGAATTCCTCGACGAGAAACCCCATGGCGTCGGCGAAGTTGGCCAGCGCCACCTCCGGCCCGCTTTCGATCAAGTCGACGAATAGCCCCGCGAAGGCTGACGTGGCCGCCAGCAGCCACGTCAGCCGGTCGCCAACTGCGGTAATCGCGTATCCGACAATGGGCCACTTCTTGGCCGCCTCGCCAACAACCGAGTCATGCCCCATGCCGAAGGCGTAGAGGTCGTCGGCCACGAGTGCGACGATTGCGCCGAACGCCAGGATCGCGGCGCCCGCGGCGATGTACGGCGCGAGCATGGCCCAGTTGGCGCGGGCGGCGGCGAGCGCGGCCGGAACGTATTTGCCGATCAATACGGCCGCGATCGATCCGAAGAACGCGATCACGAACGGCTTGTTGTCCGTCATCCACCCGACGAGCTTCGTCAGGGTGCGGAAAAAGTCGGTGATGGGCGGGAGGAGGGTGGTCACGAACTCGCGTTTGACGGCGGTGAACGTCGCGTTCCATTCCTTCATCGCGAGATCGAATTTTCCCGCCTGTTCGGTCTGCTCGGCGGTCTGGACGCCCATCTCTTTTTGCTTGGCGATCAGCAGCGCCAAGCCTTCGCGGCCTTCCGAAAGCAGGTTGATCGTGCCTTGATCAAGCCCGAGCTTTTCGCCCAACCCCGCGGCCTCCGCGCGACTCAGCCCCTTGAACGTGTCGGCCATCTTCTCGAGCGCGAACAGCGGGTTTTTCGACGCCGTTTCCACGTCCGCCATCGACAGGCCCATCTCCTTCAGGAAGGGCAGCATGCGCCCTTTGCCCGTCGTGGCGATGGCGACGATGCCGGTATTGATCGACTGCAGCGAAGCGATGAACCCTTGCTGGGATCCGTCCGTCATTGTGGCCGCCATCGACCACGCGCTAAGCTCCTCGACCGGAAGGTTGAAAGCTGCCGCCGTGTCGCCGAGGTCATCCATGGCGGCGGCGGTTTCCACGATGGTGGCCTTGACCGCGCCGAACGCCAGCATGCCGCCCAGCGCCGCGCCGAGGCTTCCCGCCAACCGCATGAGAGACCCGCCGACCATGCCGGCCGCCTTGTCGGTGTCCTGCAGGTTGCGTTCGAGCTGGTCGGTCTTGCGGTTGGCGTCATTGAGCCCGGCCTCCAGTTTGGAGGCATCGGACTCGAACAGGAAATAAAAGGTTTCGAGGACGCCGGCCATCACTTACCTCGCACTGAAAGCCACTCGTTAAATTTGCGCGTGGCGATCACTTCGTACATGTCGAACGCGTCCTCGAGGGTGTAAACGGTCCTCAGTTCGTGGAGCTTGGCGGACCCTTCGCCGATGATCGCTCCGACCATTCCGTCAACGTTTGGGAAATCAACGCTTTCGCTTTCGCTTCGATAGCGGCGAAGAAAGTCGAGGCTTTCCCGAGCGCGAAAGGGCCGACGTTGTATTCCAGCACGGCCGCCTCCAGGCGCATGAGGCACAGCCAGTCCGGAACGTGGTTGTCGATCAACGCGCGCGTCGTCAGCTGCGTCTCGTGGCCGGCATCGTTGACCACAGCTACGTGCGCCATCACCTTGACGACCAACTCTTCGTTGGCTTTGTAGTCGCCGAGCTTCGGCATGGCAGAGATTGGGTATTGCGTGATGATCTCGCGGCCCGCGATGGCCGTGAACTTGCCGATGACAAATGCGCGCGTGGTGCCGTCCGCGCATTCGATGTCGACGGTTTTTGGCTGCAGCAGAGTCACGCGGCACCGCCGGAGGTGACGTTCTCGAAGGCGAAGGCGTAGGCCTTGGTCTTCAGGCGCCCGGCGCTGGCCACGGAGGTGGACATCGGCGCATCGGTCAGCACGCCCGGGGAAAGGGTCTTCGTGCTGCCGTCGGGATAGATGATCGTCATCGTTACCACGTCACGCGCCGACTGTTTACCGCGGCCCACCCGGTTGGCGTTGGCCAGCACGGCGAGGTTGCGGTCATCGTCGGTGTCGGGGATGACGCTCACGGTCGCGAGGATGGGGTTGGCTTTCGAGAACACGATCAGGTCACCGTTCAACCCCATGGCCTTATCCATGATCTGCTGCTGCGGCGTATCGATCGGGTCGCCGTCGTCGGCGAACTGCGACACCGTGAAGCCCGAGGGGAACGTCACGCTCGCGCGGATCGTGACGCGAATGCCGAAGCCGGAAATGTCTTGCATGGCGAAGCCCTCAGACCAGGTTGTGGAAGCCGTCGACGGCGCGAATGGCGTCGTCCTTGGCGTAGATCAGCGTATAGACGGCCTTGTACTCGGTCGTGCCGCCCGGGCCAGTGTAGGGGACGATCTGCGCGTCGACCCAATATCCGGAGGTCTGCACCTGATTCCACGCCAGCGGGTCGCCGGTGCGCGTGGTGATGAAGGCCTTCTGCGCAGCGGTCAGGGTGTCGCCCACGCTGATCGTGCCGTTGAACAGCGCGGCGTTGATCGAGTCCTGAACGACAGCGAGGATCTGGCCGCGGCCGGAGGCGTTGGCCGGGACTCGACCCGTGGACAGCAGCAGCGCCATGATGGCCGCGCCGACGGCATCCTTCAGCCACATTTCGTTGACGTAGACGTTCATGTCGACCGGAGCGCCCGCGCTGCCGCAGAGGAGACCTCGCTGGTAGAAGTCGAGGAACTGGCCGGCGGTCTGCGTGCGGCCGTAATAGTTGACGCGCAAAGCGTCGTAGGTATCCGCGTCCTCGTTGGACGACACTGCCGGCGCCAGGCCGCCGAGCTGTTTGAACATGTAGTTCACGACCGCGTCGCGCTGGCCGTAGTCCGTGGCCGCCGCGATGGCCGCCGGCAGGAACTCCGGGAACTGGCCGGCCACCGGCGAGAGCGTCAAGCCTGTGCCGGCGAAACCGATCAGCGCCGCCGAGGTCGTCTCCGCCGTCGCGGCCGTCACCGGCGCGAGGTAGAGGTAGGCCACGTTGCGGCCGGCGTTCAGCGCCGCGAGTTCGGCATGCTGCGAAATCGTCAGTGCGGTCGAGAACGTAAACGCGCCGAAGCTGTTCGTGAGATTCTCGGCACGCAGGAAGGCATCGGAAGGCGTTTGCGCCAGGGTGCCGGCGATGAGGAGCGCGTCGGCGCTCGCCCAGCCCAACGCGGTCGCGAGGTCGTTATTGCCGGCGCCAGAGACAGACACGGAGACCGTCACGTCGGCCACGAAGTTAGTCGACAGTACGAAGCGCTGCGCGATGGCGTCATAGACGACCGTGGCCGCCGCGGTGTTGCTGCCGGGGACTGCGCGAATGGCGGTCTGGATCAGCGCCGCCGCCGCGGTGTTGCTCGCCGCACCGCTCAGGTCGACGCCAGACACCGGCGACACCGTGCCGTTGAAGGTCAGGTCGAACGAGCCGGCCGTCGCGAGGTTGAGCGTGGCCAGCGGCACGGGCGTCGCGCCGTAGACCTGCGCACCGTTGCCGCTCGGCGAGTAGCGCGCGAACGACAGGCGTTTCGGGACGCCGAACGACGGCGACTGATACGAGAAGTAGGAGAGCGCGCGGGCGTATTCGTCGGACGACGTGCCGAAATACTCGCCGACCGCGCCGGCGTCCACGAACTCGAGCACCGCGTCCGGGGACAGCAGCGCGGACGTGGAGAAGATGCGGCCGATGAGGTTGCGCGTGGCGACTGCGACCGACGCCGCGACGCCGGAGGTGATGCGGACATATCGGGAAAACGGAATGGTCACGGGGGCGGTCCTCGGCTATACGCGGAAAATGACGACTTCCCGGGCGTTCACCGCCGGGAGGGTATCGATGTAGGTGTCGCGGTGGGTCAGCGTGACGTCCACGGACGGGCTCGCTTCGTGCTGGTCTTTGTCGTCCAGAGCATACACGATCCGCACGTCTCGCACGCGCTGCAGGCCGATGCCGGCCGCGCGCAGCGCCAGGCGGCACCGCTCGGACTGGACGGCGGACGCGAAGGCGCGCACGAGGTCGGGGAGCGTCGGCTGCGCGGGGTCGGCCGGATTCTGCGGGCCGCTCACGCCGATCTGCAGAACCGTCTCGATCTGCTGGGATTGGAAGGTGTCGAACTGTTCCGTGCCCTCATTCCAGATCTCGGCGAACTGTTCGAACCCGTACCGCCGCTCGGTCACCACGTGGACGACGTAGGTCGTCGCAGTCGGCGTTCCTTGCGCGGTCGGCTGGTATCCCTGCCGGAGCGCCGTCGGCTGTGCGCGCGTCTGCAGCACCGGCGACACGGCGGCGATGAGGGCGGCGATGAGGGCGCGATTATTCATGGCGCCGGCCCGACGTCCACGCCAACGACCTCGCACCACCCGTCTTGCGCATTCCACGCGGTGACGGTGAGTACGTCGAACAAAGTGCCATTCCAGACGAACTGGTCAGGCGTGCGGTCGCGCTCGACGCCGCGCACCGCGGCCGGCGTGAACCACGTCACGTAGTTCTTGGAGTAGTCCAGCCCCATCGAGGCGTAGCGCGTGCGCGGCACGGCTTGGACGCTGCCGTTGGGGACGGACACCGGCGGGGCGAAGTTGGGGACGACCATGCCGTCGGCGAGGACGGTACTCGATAGCCACGGAATCCAGACGACGGGCTGAGATGCGATCGCGCCCAGCGCCAGGCCCAAGAGGTTGAGACCGGGGATGCTCACGACTTGGCCTCGACTTTGTAGGTCAACGTGCCGAGCATGATGCCGGTGTCGACAAGGGGCTTCGTAAGGCCGCCGACCGTCTTCTTGTCGGCGCGCTTCCGGCGCCGCGCGTTGACCGTCGCCTCCTTAAGCGCGGGGGCCGTGAGCTTGGAAATGGTGTCGGCCACATCGCCGGCTGCCAGCGCCGCGAGCTGCGTCATGGCGGGGCCGGGTTCGATCTTGCCGTTGGCGACAGCGGTCGCCGCGCGCCCGAACTGCCGCGACCACTCGCCGGTTTGCGCTGCGATGGTCGGACGAAAGAAAGGGCGCGGGGGGATGCCGCCGGCTGCGTAACCGAACTCGTGGATGGCCGCGACATAGGCGACCGGTGTGCCGTTGGGGTACTTGGCCGTCTCGAACCAACCGACCTGACCCTCGACGCCGGCAAGCGCGCCGACGTTGGCGACCAGTTTCTGCGCCAGCGGCGCGCGCGCGGGGATCGATGCGCCGCCCGGCCCACGTCGGACCATCTTGCCCACGTCAGAACCACCCGCCGACGCGACGAATGGCCGACCGCTCGGGAGCACCGCCCACGTAGAAGCCGCCGACCGCCTTGATGCGCAGCAGGGCCGCGAGTTGCTGGCCGAACCCGGTCTTGTTGAGCCACACCAGGAAGGGGCTGGTCGTCGTGGGGATCTGGAATGCGACCGACACCTTGTCGATCGTGGCCGACGAGACGATGCCGGGGGTGCCGCCGGTAGCCGGAGCTGCCGCGTTGAGCGCGACGAGGTGTGCGGTCAGCAGGTTCAGCGCGTACTGCAGGCAGTCGCCAGAGAGGCGGCAGGTGTCGTTGGCGTCCACGTAGCACGTGGCAATCTCGAAATAGGTCGCCAACATCACCTCGGGGTAGAGGAGGGTGCTGGCGAAAGCCGGGAACTGCGCGCGGAACAGGGCGTCGTTGTAGGTGTGTGCGCCCATGAGCGGCTCCGACTGAGGGCAAGACCCCACGGCGGATAGTACCGCAGCGCCGAGCGTCGCGGACATGCCGGCGGTGGTTCCGGCAGGCGATGCTTGCCCAGCCGTGGCTGCCGAAGACAGCGTGGCGCCACCCAAGGTCGCGACGAGACCGGCGCCGACGCCCGCCTGTCCGACCGTAGCGGACGACGAAAGCGTGACGCCGCCCATGGCTACGGCGAGACTGGCCCCAACTCCCGCCTGTCCGACAATCGCAGTGGCCGCCATCGTCGCAGAGCCGAGCGGAACCCCCAGCGTCGCAGATACGCCCGGGTCGGCCGCGGCTTCGAAGTCTGCCCAAGCATTGACTCGATCCGCGCCGGTGCCCGACTGAGTCCAAGCGCCGGGACTCGCGAAGTTGAGCCCTTCCATGCGACTCAGGCCGCCAATGTTGCTGTCGGTCCGCCACAACGCGGGGAAGTTGTCCAGCACGCCGCCGAGCCAAACGGCCTGACCTTCGACGAGCCCGGGGACCGAGACCGCCGCGTCGAGCGTTCCGCCGCCGGCCGGGACCGGGATAGACGCGCTCGACGCCAGCAGTGTGGACGGCGATCCGGCGGTGTCGGCGTAAGCCAGTAGCCGGGCATTGGCCCCCGCGCCGCTGCTCTCGGCGAACCGGAGATAGAGATGGGTCAGCTCGCCATCGGCGGGCATCAAGAATCGGGACAGGACCGCGCGCCCCGACGATCCGGGAAACGAACTCGCGCCGGCGGTGTCGTCGCCCACAATGCCGACGAGCGGCCCGGGCTGCGATGCCGCGGCGGTTGCCGACAGCGTGGCCGCGCCCAGCGCGGTCCCGATCGATCCGTTGACGGGCACGGGATCGGGCTCGCCGCGAAACAGGTTCGCGTAGGCCGACACGTTGTAGTTGTAGTTTGCGTCGCTGCCCGGCCAAGCGCCAGGCGGAGCGAGGAAGGTCACCGTACCGTTGGCCATGACCGAATTCGGCCCGGTGCCCGTGCCCGCAGTGTTGTGGGCGTGGAGTGCGGTGCTGTTGTCGCACACTGCGCCGATCCAGTACAGGCCCGCCGGCAGCAGAGTGTTAACCGTCAGCGAGGTGACGAACCCCCCGCCCGCCGGGACCGGGGTCGAAGAACCGACCGCCACGAGCGCGCCCGGCGCGCCCAGCAGGTCGGCGTAAATCAGCCCCCGCATGTTCGTCCCGGCAGTCGTGCCGGCCGTGAAGCCAACAACGATGCTGGTGACGGTTCCAGCTTCGGCGAGAGATGCCTGCTTTACTGACGCGCGACCGTTGGAACTCGGGAACGTGTCGACATAGAGGGTCTCGTCGCCGAACCGCCCGAGGGTGATCGCCATGGCCGCTTATGCGTTTGCGGCGGTGACGACGAAGGCGGAGACGCTGAAGGGCTGGCCGGCGGTGACGGTCACGAAGTCGACAATCATGTCGGCCCCGGAACCCGCCAGGCCGATGGTCCCCTGCCAATGACAGACGGTGCCCGCGGCATTGTGGATGCGGAAGTGCGCAGCGGTGCCGGTGGCGTCCGCCGTCAGGTCCGACCACACGCCCGCCAGCGCCTTGCTACCTGCCGCCGCGGCGGCCATCCAATCGGACGGCAGCGTCAAGGTGGCCAGCACCGTTCCGGTATTCGCCGCCGCGGTGTTCGCAGGGGCTGCACCGGTGCGGATGGTCATGATCGGAGACGGCCCCGTGGCCGTCTCATATGCGTCCAAGCCGGCATTCCGGCATTCAACGGAGAGCTGCATGGCGGCCCCTTATTTCTTCTTGCCGTGGTTGACCTTGCTCGGGCCGGTCTCGGCCTTCGCGTCGTCCGCCGTGAGGGTCACGACGGTGCCGTCGGCATTGGTCAGGCCCTCGAAGTCGCCCGGCTCCAGCTGGCGGCCGGCGTCATCCTGGCGCATGTTGGCGGCAACGGCTTCGGCCGGCGCTTCGGCGTCGCTGATTGTCAGGAAGCCGTTCTCCTTGTGCAGCGTGAACGTCGGGTCGGCGGTGAGACGTTCGAGTTCACCCTCGGTCACGCGGGTGGCCACGCCGCGAGGCGTGACGAGCGCGCCCTGCCCGCCGACCATCACGCCGGTACCGCCGCGGATGAGGACGCCCGGGATCGGGACCGGCATGTCGCCGCCGCCCGACTCGTGGGCGGCGTAGACGTTGTCGGCGGCGAGGGTCGAGTAAACGTAGTAGCTCTTGTCGGTCATGGTCAGATACCCGTGCGGCGCTGGACGGCGTAGGGACGCTTCAGCATCACGCCGGCCAGGGCGTTGCTGAAGTCCTCGGTGTAATGCTTGGCACCCTTCTCGCTGCCGAGCATCACGAACTTGGTCGGGACCAGCTGCGACCACACGCGGCCGTCGTCGGTACCGCTGTCCGGGACGCTCTCGGCGTAGGCGTACATCACGTTCGCGCCGCCGTTCACGGCGTTGAGGTCAACGCTCGGCACCACGCGCACGTTCGGGTACGTCTCGCGCAGCCAACTGCGCACCGACTTGTCGCCGTTTTCCTGCGTCACCGAAAGGTACGTGGTGACCGCCGAGGAGATGGCGAGCGTGATCGGGGTCGTTTCCGGGTCCACGAGGTCGCGCGAACCGGTCTGCAACGCCGCCAGGATGCCGCGGATGTCGGCGGTGATCTGGAGGAAGGTCTTCGTCGACCACGTGCCGCCGGCAACCGCAACGTAAGCCGGGAGGCCCGGGTCGTTGAGGAAGCCGTAGGTGCGGTTGACGCCGCCGTTGAAGCCGTAGAGACCGACCCGGTTGCGGATGATGTCGAGGGCCAGCGCCGCGGCGGAACGCTTCTCGGCGGCCACGTTGATGGCAGCTTTGCCCGCGCGCTTCTCTTCCAGCAGACCGACCCGCATACCCATTTCCCAGCGGATGACGGTGCGGCGCTCGTAAGCGTTGCCCACGCCGGCCAGCGGAATGTTGGTGTGGTCGCCGTAGAGCGCGGCCTTCGCGGCGTGCTCCAGCATCGGCTGGACGATCTCTTCGTCTTCCCAGCTGCCGATGGTGGTCACGCCAATGAGGGTGTCGATCGTGCGCGGCTGCGTGGCCACGTGGACGAAGCCCGGCATCCAGGCCTGCAGGAACTGGATCGGCGCACCGATACCCGCGGGCAGCGTGGAGCCGACCAGCTCATCGCTGGCGAACGCGGCCGCCATCTCACGAATGCGGCGCTCCGGGAAGTCGAGGCCGATGCGGACGAGGCTGCGGTACTGATCGCAGTTGGCCGCGTCGAGGGCCATCGCGCGAACGCGACGGGCGGGAATGAAGCTGTGTTCGGTGCTCAGGGGCATGGTCGCGATTCCAGGTAGAGGGAGGCTTAGGTGCCGCCCGGGGCGCCGATGGGCAGCGGGCCGGTCAGGGAGATGATGGTCAGGCCCGACGGATCCGGGGCCGAACGGTCACGGATGACCACCGCGCCCTCGAGCACTTCGAAGCCCGACGGAAGCGTCCCGTCGACGACGAGGCTGTCGAGTTCACCGGTGTCGGTGTCGAAGATGACCAGATTGCCGGGCCGAGTATTGGCCGGGGTCAGCATCGTGACGAACACGCCCGCGCAGCCGTGGAGGACTTCTGCCACCGATCCGACGGGAAGCGTCAGGGTCGACGCAAGCGGGCCGCCGGCGGTCGTGCCATAGCTGGCCTGCTGGCCGCGCGACACAAGGATGCCGGGGGTGATGTAGGTATTGGCCGGTCGGCCCGGGATGGCGACCTGCGGATCCTGAGACGTCCGATCGATGGAAACGACGCGGCCGATCACGAGGTTGTCGGCATCCGCGCCGCCAGCGAGGACGACCGGGGTCGCGTAGGTGGGGCCGTCGAGGGCCAGGTCGCCGGGGAAACCCGACGCGATGTCCGTGCGGACGGTTGCGGGGAAGGCCATGATCAGGCGTCCTTTTTCGGGTTGAGGAAGTCGGAGACGATGTCGGTACCGCCAGCCGCCGAGTCGGCGATCGCGGCGCGCGGCGTACCGGCTTGGGCGTGGCCTTCGAGGTAGGCGTCGAGCGCGACCGCTTCGGTGCCTGCCGCCGGCTTGAGCTTCAGCTGCGCGCAGCCGTAGGCGACCACATCCGCGTGCGACATTGCGTCGGCGGCGAAGGCGCCCACGATGGGGACGAGGCGGGGGACGAGGGCGGCCTTAAGCGCGGCGTCGGCGGCCACGGCCTTGACGATGCTCGTCGAGTCCTGCTGCTGCGCGGACAGGTCTGCGATCTGTTTGGCCTGCGATTTGATGGTGGCGTCCATGGCGTTGATCTTGTCGACCTGTTCGGCCATCACCTTGGCCTGCTCTTCGCCAGCGGCAGGCGCGCCGGCAGTCTTCGCGGCTTCGGCATCTGCGGCCAGCTTCTTGGCGGCTTCGTCCATCTCGCCGGATTCGTTCGGCGTGGCCAACGCCTGCAATTTGGGCATCAGTGCAAGCAGCGGCGCGACCGAGGAGATATGACCCTCGATCATCTTGACCAGCTCGGCAATGGTCGGCTCGGCGCCGGGGGTCTTGTTTTCGTCGGGCATGACGTACTCCAGGGAGTCAGCAAAAAAGGTGAGGGATTGATCGAGTACCGCCACGTCCGGCCCCATACGGCCCTCTTTGACGAGGGCCAAATGGTTGGCACGCAGCCGGCGTTGTACCACATCGTAATTGACGCCGCCGAAAGTTCCGGGGGTCCAATCGAGCGCGCATCCGTAGCCGAGGGAGAGTTCCTTTTTTCGGACCCCGGACCCGGCCGGCGGGTCGATCTTCCGAGCCATCGCCTCCGACCACACCTTCAGATTCCCGCGCACGTAGGGGGAATCGAAGCGGATGGATTCGCCGATGGTGCCGTGGACGCCCTTGGCCTCGGCCGGTGTCCCGCCGCGGTCTTCCGACCCGAGCACGGTGTGGTCGTCCACGAGGGGGAGGAGGCGGAGGGATGCGAGGAATTCCGGGTCGGACAACTCCTCTTCCGGCCGGTACACGCGATAGACGCGGTCGGGGTCCGGACAGCCGGGGAGTTGCGAGCCGTGGTAATCGAAGACGCCGACTTTCGTGATCGGATTGTCGCGGACTTCCCACCATCCGTTCAGGTCGGGAGTGCGGGCGGACTTGTCGGCGATCTGCGGCATGCGCGCGAGCATAGCACAAAAGAAACCCCCGACGCTTTTCCCTGGGCGTCGGGGGTTAAGGCACCACGTGGCGGCTACCGCAGGGTATGGGGGTCGCTACGGCAGCGGGGCCGAGGTGGATACTGCCGACTTGCGGGATGGGCGTCAAGCGAGAACCTGACGAACGGTAGTTGACGGTGCCGTCAGTTACGGTAATCTACACACATGGCCGGATGTTCCGGCGGGGAGAAACGAGATGAGAACACCCACGCAGATGATCGTCGAGGCAATCCAAGAGGAGATGCGGAACGGCCTGCTGACCGCTGATCAGGCCAATGTCGAAATGGTCCTGCGCATGCGATTCCGGCTTGTCGGCAAGATGCCCGCTCAAGTCCGGAAGTCGCTTTCGGCAGCAGTGAAGGCCAAGACGCTGGGCCACATGAAAAAGGATGGTCTGAAGCCGGAAGCCTACTTTCACCCGAACTTCGCCTATCTCGCCACCGCCGAACGCAACCGGATTGCTGCCGAGTCCGTCGAATCCCTCAAGAAGTGTTTCTGCATTGGAGAGCCGCTATGACCCCGACCGAAGGCCAGACGACCACCCCCAGCGGCGCGCGACACCTGACAGACGAACAGGTCTTGACGTTGAACGAGCGCCACGGCTGGTTCCAGTACCGCGACGCTCAGTCCGACGTTAGCCGGCAGTTTGCCCATGACGCCATCGAAATGTATTTGCAGGCAAAGCGCGACGCTGTGACCGTCTCGCCAAACGCAGCCGCCTCGGTTGACGTGCTGGGCGTGCTGACTCGACATGTGAACGACCTTCACGAAGGAATCCGATACGGCGAGTCAATTAACGACATGGACGAAGTAGTTGCCGCCGTCGCCGCCCTGATCGCCCGCAATGCGGAGCTGGAAGCACAGACACCGAGCGCGCTCCGGGAGAAGCTGCGCAGTTGCCGCCGTCGCCGCCCTGATCGCCCGCAATGCGGAGCTGGAAGCACAGACACCGAGCGCGCTCCGGGAGAAGCTGCGCAGTTGCGAGGAAGCCCTGCGGGCGGTCGAAGCTGACCGAGGCGCCTTGGTCGCTGAGCGGGATGCGCTGCGGCCCAACGCGGAGCGGTATCTTTGGCTCCGCTATCGCACCGGAGGCTGCAAGGTTCAATGGGGGACGGAATTCCATTTCCCGGGAATCAAGACCTTGCCGGCAGGGCTCCCCGATTGGCCGGCCGCTTGCAACGTTGGCGAATACCTCGACGCCGCTATCGACCGCGCCCGCTCCTAGCCCTCGTCGTCCCCGAAGTCCAGCACCGGCCGCGAAGTGCATCGACAGTTCGGCGCTTGGCCGGGGATGCCGCGTTCGCCGGTGCGCTCGTCGATCACCGGCAGGTCGTCATAGCGGTAGACGTTGCCCGACATGGCCACATGATCGGGCCGCGGTTTCTGGCCCCCGCCGCTGTGGATCCACGTGAAAGACTTGACCCCCGCCGCCTTCATGCGCTCGGCGTTCATTGAACCGTAGGCCTTTCTTGTTTGGTCGAGCGCCGTGTTCTTGGCCGACCGCTTCGTCTGGCCCGCCTGTTTCTCCATGAACGGCACGAGGTCCTGCAGCCCGTTCCCCGTGGTGATCGACCGCATCACCGCGCCGCGCACGTTGTCGAGGTACTTCTCGGGGATCGACCGGATCAGCCCGACGTTCTCGGCGACCGACGCCTTGATGATCTCCGCCAGCGGCCCCGTCTTGAGCGACGCCGTGGGCAGCGACATGCCGGCCGACAGGGATTTGAGGCTGCGCTTGACGGCCGTCGCGCTGGCCTTCGTCGCCTGCGACACCATCCGCTCCGCCAGCGGCTTGGACCGCTGCGCGAACTTGAGGCTAAAGGTAGTCTGTAGTGAGTTGATGAGGATGCGCGCCTGGCTGGAGATGCTGGCGTCCGTCATGACGTGCGACTCCACCGCGACCGGCGACTCGAACAGCCGGCGTACCTCGCGCTCGGTCTCGCGCAGCATCTCGGACACGAGCGCCTGCACCTCGGCGTTGTAGCGCGTGCCGATGCCGACCGGAGCCGGCAGCGTCTTACCCGCTTTAGGATTACGGGCCAACGCCGACGACCTTGTAGTCGGAACTGGCGTAGTCGCCCTCGATAAACTGTGGATCTACTCCGTCCGCATGCGCAGCCGCGAGGGAATGGTGGCCGTCGATCACGACGCGGTAGAGCTTCCCGGAATCCCCCGGAAACGGCGGGGACACTTGGACGCGGTAGTCGCGCGCGGCACGCTTCTCTTCGACGATGTCGGGGTCGAGGTGGGTTTGATTCGTCACCAGCCACGCGCCGCCGACCCGCTGCAATGAATCCAGGCCCAGCGTTGGCGCCGCTTCTGGGGTCTCTACGGGCGCGGCCTCAATGCCGTAATAGCCCGAGTCCTCGTCGGTGCGCAAGCGCTCGCGGATATCGATGCCGTCGATGGCGCCGGTGTCGGCGATGGCAACATCGCGCTGCGCGAGGATGAGTTGAACCTCCGCCGCTTCCTTGCTCGTGGGCGAGTCCAGCGGCGCCCACACGACCGACACGGCGGCGACCGCCCCGCCGAGGATGTCCGGGGCGATCTCCGACCGCATCACGCACAGGTGGTGCCGCGCCAGCAGCCGCGAGAGGTCGTTGGCTTGGATCGATTCCAGTTCCTCGTGGTAGCTCGCCTCCTCATACTCGCCGGTCGCGTTGAATCCCTTGGGCGTCGTGCCCAGGAGCTTCGTGGCCGGCACGTTGGCGGCCGCGGCGACCAGCTGGTACTGCGACATGATGACGTCGTCGAGGTCCGCCAGGGACGTGTCCTGCTGGCCGACCTCCTCCGACTCTTTGTCGTAGACCTTGACGCCGTGGTTGTCCCGCAACGCCACGAAGTCGGCGATGTTCTGCTGCAGCTTCTCGCTGTTGGCCATCGCCGTGACGATGTCGGTGCCGAAGGTATTGAGGCGTTTGGTCATCGCCAGCAGCGGCGCTTCGTTGGCCGTGCGCTCGGCGCAATAGACGCGCTCCATGATGCGCTGCGGGACGGGTACGCCGCCGTAGCGGTACTCGGACTTGAGCACGTCGGGGACGGTGCCGGTACGGAAAATGATCAGGTGTGATCGGTGGACGCGCAGGCCTGCGACGTTCCACCAGGTCGGCTCGTAGAAGTGCAGGGAGGTCGGGTCGCCGGCCGACACCATGTCCAGCTCGGGCGCCAGCCACATGGGGTCGAGCTGCACGATGCCGCGGTAGCTGCCGGGCGTGATGCCGTCGGGGTTGAACGGCGCTTCGTAGTAGGCCGCCTCGGTCATCCCGTTGGGCGGGGTGATCTTGAACATGGCTGGGCGCAGGCCGAACCCGCGGCCGCGCGCGACGAACTCGATCATGTGGTCGACGATCCGGTAGCGGTGGTCCGCCGCCTTGATGGCCTTCACCACCTGGGCGGACACGTCGTCTGGCGCCGTCGTTTTGACCTCGTAGCCCTGGCGCACCGCGTCACGCGCAGGCATCGCGCAGGCCTTGTCGATCAACCAATGCTGCAGCAGGAAGGCGCACACGTTGTGGCCGATGAACCCCTGCCGGAAGTACCACGCCAGCAGCGTCTCGGACATCTCCGACGCGCCCAGGCGATAGGCGGCCTTGATTCCGGTCCCGCAGGCGGCGTCCATCGCGACGCCCTGCCGCACATCGGCCATCGCCCGGACCGCATTGGCACGGAGCCGGTCTGCGACGAGGCCGGCGACCTGACCGCGCTCGGGTGTGTCGAGGGGCTCGTCGCGGGAGAGCATCCCCATCCGGCGGGCCTGCTGCACGATGACCGCGGCGGGTCGTTTGAGCCATCCGAACATGGGGTTACCTCGAGAGCATGCCGCGGCGGCGCGTCTGCCGGCGGCTGTAGGCGATCATAACAGCGTCGGCCAGATTGGGGGACGGGACGCCGTCGGGGGCTTTGTTGACGATCGTCTTCCCGTTCGGCGCGCTCCACGTCGGGCGCGACAGCTCGACGATGAGGGCCTGCAGCTCGGTCAACTGGGATGACAGGCTGATCAGTTCGTCGGGGTCGAAGGCGCCCAGGGCTTCCCCGGCCTTGGCCCGCTCGACGAGGCGGTGCGTACGCAGGAAGCGGGTGCGCAACTCCCACCATTCTTGCGCCTTCCGGTTGCCGAAGAAATCCTCGTTTGTCGTGGTCGACTGGAGGCGCTTCTCCTCCGCGGTGAACGCCTCGCCGCCGACGGATGGGATCGGATCCTTGGGGTTGAGCACCTCGCCCGACCCGCGGAAGGGCTCGACGTCCAAGCGCTTGGCCGGGTCGCGGTTCTGATTCAGCACCCGCGCGTCGCCGCGCACGCCCGAACCGAGGCCGTCGGCGTCGTACAGCAGCGATCCGTAGCCGCCGGCATCGCAGAGGAGGAAGGCGCGCTGCGTCGTCCCGAAGATGTCCGACCCCTTGCCGGCCCATTGCGACAGGTCGCGAAGCACGATGCTGTGGGCGCCGGCGAAGGCGTTCTTGTCCTTGCCCTCGTCGGCCACATCGAGGCCCGCGCGCTTCGGTCCCGTCGGCTCGATGCCGAGCACGATGTGCGCGTCGACCGCGCTGCGGATCCATGCCGACTCGATAACGACGCCGTCGACGCTGGCCGCATAGTCGAGGTCGATCTCCTGCGCGACGATCTTCGGGTCTTTGGTCCGGACCTGCTTGTCGTACCAGACCTGGTCCTTGCGCGGGTCGTCGCGCCAGCCGAACGTGAAGACCTCGACGCGGCCGCTGAATCGTGTCTGCGCGAACACGTTGTCCATGCCGTTGACCGACGAGAGGTCAATCTGGCAGTCGGTCGTGGCGGACAGCGACGCATCGACCAGCTGCGCGCGCGGAACGTGCGCCTTCTCGTCGACGAAGTAGATTGACGTACGCCCGCCGCGGCCCATGTTGTCGCCGCCCTCGCCGATCATCACCGAGTCGGTCTCGGGGAAGACCAACTTCAAGTGGAATCCGTGTTTCGCCTCAGTCCACCCCGCCCGGAACTCCGCGGGGAGATAGCGCGCGAATTGCCGGGCTTTCGTGAACAGCGCGGAGGGGTCGCCGAGTTTGTCGACCAACTCCACCTTGCGCGACCCGAAGCCGGCCACGAAGTCGCGATGCGTCACGCACATGACGACGCCGAAGGCGATCGTGAGCCACGACGCGCCGACATCGCGCGCCTTCTCGATCAGCCCCGGCTCGCCCGTCTGCCACTTCCGGTGCAGGTACTCGATGCACTCGCGTTGCTTGGGGAACAACACGAACGGGACCAGCGCCGGGCGCTTCGCCGCGAGGTTGCGGGGGTCGAAGGTGACGCCGAAGTCGTTGATCAGGTCGGCGGGGTGATCGTGGTAGTGGAGTCGGAACGCCGCCAGCAGCCGGGGGTCCGCGCGCAGATGCGTCAGCAGCTCCAAGCGCCATCGAAACTCGGCGGCATAGTCGGGGTTCTTGAAGTCGTACGGCGGCCGGGGGTTCACTTCGACGCGCTGCCCAACGCGGCCTTGTACAGCCGCGACGCCTCGATCGCATCCATGCCCTCGGGAATGATGGCGGTCTGCAGCGGCACGGGGTTGCCTGGGTCGCCGCCGACCTTCACGCGGTCAACGAACATGCCGAGGTACTTCGCGAGGTCGCGCAGGATGGCGGTCTGGTCGTGCATGAGGATTTTGACGCCGTACTTCGTGCGCTCGGCGCCGGCGTACAGCAGCCGGGCCTGGCGCGACACGGTCCGCATGTCGGCCACGAACACGTCGTCGCCCTCGCCGAGCCCGTCGCACTCTCGGCAGCCCGGCACCGGGTCGCGCGTCCGGTCGTACCCATAGCCGCCCTCGTCGGTCGGGAGGGGCTTCACGGGCTTGCGCGCGGCCTCGAGCGCGGTGTTGCGGTCAATGGCCTCCGCCAGCGCCTCGGCGTACTCGCGCTCATGACGCCACTGGAAGGCGTGCCCGATGCCATGGCAGTGCCGGCAGCAATACCGGACCGTCTTGACCAGCTCGGTCGGGTCCGCCTCGAGCATGTCGATCCAACGATTGAGGGTTTCCGTCGCCCCCCACGTTGCTGCGGCTGCTGCCGCTGCGCGCAACTCGGCAACCCGTTCTACCACCTGCGGGAGGTTGGCCACGCGCTGGGCGTGGGCCGCGATGGTGCCCGCCGAGCCTCGGGTGGAGAAGCCCGCCCGTCGAAAAGCAGCGGATGGCCCGTCGCAATCCGGGCTCATCAGAGCGCGCGCGAACGCCTCTTGCCGGGGGGACAGCTTGGGTCGGTGTTTGGGTGCCATGGTCGGACCCAATCCTGCCGCATCGTCGGTCACATAGCAAGGCTCGCCGTTCGTCCGACCGTTCGTCGGGTTTGGGGTATCCGGGTACGGTTTGGGTAAGTTTTGTGAGAGTTCTAAGTCTTTGATTTCTTTTATGTCTTTAGTAATACTTACTATATTACTAAATAATAATATTAATAAATTTAAAAGTAGGGTGGTTGTATGTACGGTTCCCGTGTGCTAGCATACCGTAACATGGCACCACCCCCTATTTGTCCCTAGCCTCTTCAAAAAACCCCGAGTATTGGGGTAGGCACCTCCGACCTACTATTTCCCCCACCTGTTCAGGTACCTAAGGCCCTCTCAGATATGCAAGACTTGCCCTCAACCCGACCCGAAGCGAGAAAAGCCAAGCGCCGGCGGTATTTCCCGCGCGATCCTTGCCCCGCTGGGCACGTCGCGCCGCACTACGTCAACGGTACCCCCGCGTGCATGGTCTGTCGCGCTGCGGTCGAAAAGCTCCTCCCGTCGGACATGCCCGAGACCGCCACCGAAGCCCTCGCCTACGGCCTGGAGACCTACTTCACCGGCGTGCCCTGCAAACATGGTCACGTCGCACCGCGCGCCGCTCACTCTCGCGAGTGCCTGAAGTGCGCCGGAGAACGCTTCCGAGAGCCCGGACGCCTGAGGCGCATGACGACCGACGCCCGTGTCCACATCCACCCTGGCGACGTCGAGGAACTGGACGCGATCGCGCAGGCTTTGATGTGGGCGCGGTTCCCTCAGTCGTCGCCGCACCTTGCCCGGCTCGGTCCTAAGCCGGCCAAGCGCCGCAACGGCATCTACGCCTTCCGTTGCCACTCCAAGGACGTGGACACCCTCCGCAACTTCGCCACCGCCCTCGCCGCCCAACGGAGCAACCATGACTAACCGACTCCCTGACTACCGCAAGCGCGACACGGTTCTCGTGAAAGTCACCGTCGACGTATGCTGCATTGAAGCTGTCGACAGCTTCAACGAGGCCCTGTTGCGCCGCCGGTTTGATGGTTCCACCGGAACGCGGGTTGGCCCGATGCCGAAGCTGCGCCCGAAATGCCAGATTGCTCTCCGCGTCCACCCCGACGACGTGGCCGAACTGACCGCTTACGCCGACTCCCTCCCGAAACCGAAGGCCCTGAAATGAACGACCATTTCCCCAAGACCCGCGCCGAAGCCGTAGCGGCGCGCAACTCGAAATACTTCACCGGTGTGCCCTGCAAACGCGGGCACCTTGCGCCGCGCTACGTGGACAACTCGGTCTGCATGACCTGCCGAGCCGAAGACGTGCGGCTCAAACGCCAGAGCGAGCGCGCCGCGCGCCGCGCAGACGCCCCCTCCGACGCTCTTGACCAGCTCGCCGCCTGGAACGCCCTGGTGAAGTCTGAGGAGGTCGAGCACCACCGCGCCCACATCATCCTCTCGCACCCTTCGGCCGCTGAGTTCCTGCGCGCCGTGCCTCGCCTGCTGCGCGAGCGCTACCCACACCTGACCGATGGCCGCCTGCCCACCATGGCGCCGCCCAAGCCCGGGGCCACGGCGAAGGGGTTCCGAGCGGTCTCGTACTTCGCCCACCCGGAGGACCGCGAGCGGGTGCTGGTGGGGCTGATCGCGGAGACGACGGCATGATCCTCGTGGGCGACAACCTGCCACACCTGCGCGCGATGGCTGACGAGAGCGTGCAAACGTGCGTCACGTCGCCGCCGTATTTTGGCCTGCGCGACTACGGCATGCCGGGCCAGATCGGACTGGAAGCGACGCCCGACGATTTCGTTGCCGCGATGGTTGCAGTCTTCCGCGAAGTACGGCGCGTGCTGCGTGACGACGGTACGCTCTGGCTGAACCTCGGCGACAGCTACGCCAGCACCAGCAGCTACAATGCCCCGCGTTCTGACTGCGGCAGAACAGATTCCCCGCGCCAGCCGAATGCTGGAATCCCCGAAGGGATGAAAGCGAAAGACCTGATCGGCATCCCGTGGATGGTCGCATTCGCGCTCCGCGCCGATGGCTGGTATCTGCGACAGGATATCATCTGGAGCAAGCCAAACCCGATGCCTGAGTCGGTGCGGGACCGATGCACAAAAGCGCACGAGTACGTCTTCTTGTTGTCCAAGTCGCCGCGCTATTACTTCGACGCCGAAGCCATCGCCGAGCCGGTGGCGGAGTCCAGTCGGTCTCGCCTGTCACAACCAACGATCGAACAGCAGGCCGGCTCGACGCGCGTGCCCGGCAAGATGAACGGCAACATGAAGGCCGTAGGCAACGGCGAAACCCGCAATCGCCGCAGCGTGTGGACCGTGACCACGAAACCCTTCAAGGGTGCTCACTTCGCGACGTTCCCGGTCGACCTAATCGAACCGTGCATCCTTGCCGGATCGAGAGTTGGTGACGTCGTACTCGATCCGTTCATGGGGGCGGGGACAACGGGCGTCGCTGCCGTCAAGAATGGCCGCCGGTGGGTTGGGTGCGAGTTAAACCCGGAGTATGCCGACATGGCGGAATTGAGAATCGCCCGCGCATTCGCCGCTTACGTGGATGCGAGCCAGTGAGTGACCTGGTCCTCGACCCATTCGTCGGTTCCGGCAGTACGGGGAAAGCCGCGGCACTGGAGGGCTTTCAATTTATCGGTATTGAGCAAGACCCGGCCTTCGCAGAGATCGCCAAAACCCGGGAGGCGCACGCGATCGCCGCTTATCTTGACGGCACCGTCACCTAGCGATACGCTAGGCTTCCACCCGACAACTGAGAGTCCACCCAATGCAGATACGATCCTCGTCCACCGTGAAAACCGCGACCACCCACGTCATCGAGTTGAGCCCCGCAGAGGTCGCGGATGCGACAGCCACTTTCGGAACTCTTGCCGGCGCGGTTATTGCCGGGATATTCCCTGGGGTGCTTGCCCAAGGTTTCGACATCATTGCCATCGATCAGCGCCTCGACACGACGGTCATCGTCGTCATCACCGAACGCACGACGATCCCCGACGATACTCAAATCGGTACTTGATCAACGAAGCCCCGGTCTCCCGGGGCTTTTTTTATGCCGTAAGGTTGGCGTCGGTGTAGGCTTTCGTTGCTCCCGCGGCCGTCGCAAGTGCGGCCTCGGGAGAGCCGGCCTTGACGAAGAGCACGGGCCGCTGGCCGTCGGGAAGAATGACGTTGTGGACGCGACCGTCGGGCAGCGCCGGGTGCTTCACGTAGCCCAGGTCTTCCATCATCTTCTCGCGCTTCCGGCGGGTGATGCGGTTGGCCTTGTTGAGTTTGATTAGCAGGCGATCCAGCATCACCGACGACACCCACGGAGCGCAGAACCCAGGCTGGCGCGACTCGATCGCTTCCATGATTTCTTGCTCTACGCCACCCAGGCTCTCGGCGATCGCGCTCTCTGTGGAGGAGGTCAACGGCGCAATCTGGCAATCCCCGGCGGGGTTGAACTCGTCGGGAATATCGTAGGTCGAAAGGTACTCCGCCATGATCGCGAAGCCGTCGCGCTTCAGCCACTCGTACAGGTTGGGGAAGTACCGGCCACCCATATGGTCGCGCGCGAGGTCTTCCTTGCTTTGCTGCGCGGTGTAGAACGGCGCGATGCGGCGGTCGTTTCGCGTCTTGCGCAGCCCCTCTTTACGGTTGCAATTGAGCATCAGATTGCACCACACGTACGCCGAGAACTGATCGACGCCCTTCGGCTCGACCGGCTGCCGGTCGTTGGTGATCATCGGCTTAAGGATCTCGAACACCTCGCCGCGATCTTCCGGGAGATAGACGTCTTCGACGGCGATGAACAGTTTGCCGTACAGCCACGAGTTGAACTGGGAGCTGATCTGATCGGCGCGCGGCCAGTGCGTGTAGCGCTCGCCAACGGCGTAGGCCACGCAACGGGAGTAAAGCGATTTGCCGTTTCCCTCGACGCCCTGCAGCAGCGGCGCCCATTGGAACTTGACGCCGGGGTATTGCACGCAGGCAGCCATGTAGGCCAGCAGGATCGAACGATCGCGCTCGACGGGCAGGATGCGCGCCAGGTGCTCGAGGACCGGCGACACGTCGCCCTTGACCCGGCGCACCGTCAGCGGAAGGTAGGTGTTGACGAAGACGACACCCTCATGCGTGGCCAGGCCGCCTGCGGGGTAGTCCGGTCGGAACCAGCTGGATCCAGCCCGCGGGAACGCCAGCGACGTGGATTCCGTGAAGGCCTCCCACGCATCGCGGGTCACCTTCTCGTTGCCGTCGTCCAGCAGGAACGTGTGGCCACCGTACGTGGCCCGGAACTGCCCTTGGTTCAGCATCGCGCCGTTGGGCGTCATGATGCGGTGGCGGTCCTGGACGTACACGCACCCCCGGAAGAACTCCGGCTGGTCCGCGACCGCCAGATACTTCTTGGTCTCTCGTGGCTTGGCTATAGGCAGGTCGTCGAGCACCACGTCGGCCGGCGCCGTCACCTCTGGCGCGGCCACCTCCGCGTCCTTGCACACGTCGCGCGGCATGGCCAGCACGCCGCCGATGGTGCGCTCAACGAGGTAGTCGACCCGGTCGTCCCACTTGTCTCGGGCGAGCGCAGAGGCGCGCATGAGGCGCTCGATGCGCGGGCCATCGTTGCCGGTCCAGAACGCGAGATGGGAGGCGAGCGCGCTGTCGGCGCGGCTGCGGTTGTAGATGTCGGTCTGAGAGGGGAAGGCACGCGCCAGCGCGGCCTCGTCGCCCGTCCACAGGTCCGCGAAGCTCGCACGGTTGCCGAAGGCGGCCGCGGCGCTGGAGGAGCGCATGGCGCGGCGTACGAGGTCGTCGTCGTCGGTCGGCCCTCGCCAATCCTCGCGCGGCCCTGCGTCCCATTGTGCGGGCGTCACGGTGGTGCGCGGCGGGAAGTAGTGTTCGACCAGCCAAGGGAGGACAGCAGACATGTCGGCACGCACGTCGCCGACGGCATTGGTTCCGGTCAGCGCGACGAAGCGGGCGCGGGTAAAGAACTGCACCTCATCGTCGTCTTTGTCGTACTCGCACGAGTGCGGCGGACAGACGCCCGACCCGACGATGTGGAGGCCGCGCCCGCTGACCGACACCTCGACCGCAGCGCCCGGGAACGCGGCACACAACCATTGCGCCAGCGGCGACCACGTGCCGTCATGCTGCAGGGCGTGGTCGATGTCGACGAAGAAGAACGGGTCGTTGTCGGTGAAGGCAAAGCCGATGCCGTCGGCGCGGCCGGATGCCACCTGCAGCAGCGCGTTGTCGGCGGTCGTCCACGCAGCGGGATCGTTTGGGTCGTGAGTGCGGCCGGTGCGCCAGTCGATCGGCGTCTTCTCGATCTTGCCGGCACGCGCGCCCACGCCAGGCGTCGCGCGGTAGAGGAGGAATTGCGGGTAGTCGGCGAGGCCGGCGAGTGCGGCGGGGAGGGAGTCCATGCGTCAATCTTTGCGCGGGACGAGCATGAAGGCGCAGCGAACGCGGCCAGACCCCAAGCCGGCGGCGGTACCGAATCCGCGTTGGCGCTGGATTGGGAACCCCGCGTCCTCCAAGGCCTCGACGCTACGGTAAGACGTGCATCGAGACAATTCGCATTCTTCTTGAATCTGGCCGAACGACACCCAACCGTCGGAACCTTGCCTCTTTTCAAGAAGCATGCGGAGCACTAGCGCGAGTTTGAAGTCTCTCGTTCGCATCGGTCAATCCTCCCCGCAACCACGCCCGACCGACCCGCTGTCGTCCGGGTTCGTGAATTCCCGCCACGGCACCCAACCTTTCGGGCAGTGGAAGCCCCAGGTGCGGACGCGCGGACCGGTGATGAAAAGCGTCCAGCACGACCGAGCTTTGCCGTCAAGGTCTTTGACCAAGACGACGCGGTGTGCGCGCCGAGGACCGCTGATCTTCATCGATCCAGCATGGCGAAGCGTCACGTCGTCAACAGTACGTTCGACGTACTGTCCGCGTAGCAAAATCGAACACCACGCCCACGGATGGTCGTGCAAAGCGCGGTCGTCATCGTCGCGCAGGAATTGGTGAAGATAAATGTTGAAGATCGGATTGCGCGGGATCACGAACCACCGGCGCAAATAGGGGTTTTCGATGCCGCCGACAACGAAGTCGGGGTTACGAGACTGGCCGATGGCCATCATCTTTTTAACGAACCAGTTCCACATTTTGCCCGCCCCTAAAGTGTCGTGAACCGCGAGCGTAACGCCTAGTGACGCGCGCGTCAACTCACCATCAACGACGACAGGGCACGCATGCGGAGGTCGGCGGGGATCTTGGCGACGCCAGCATCGCGCGCGGCGATGGCAGCGGCGAGCACGGGGAGGTTTTCGTCGCGCACGGCGCTTTTGACGATGGACCGTCGCAGCTTCGACATCGTGCCGAAGCACCCGGAGACGCGGCCGGTCGAGATGCCGGCGGCCTTGGCCACATCTTCGCGAGTGACCGCGTACAGCCCCTTGTCGGCCGCCAGTTGGACGGCGCACGCGAGGATTTGGTCGGATCGGGCGTCGGTGGACATGCGCTTGGACATAGGGGAACTCCGGGAATTGCGCGGAATGTAACTGACGGCGGGGGTAATTACAAGGCCGCTCACGGACGGCAATCCATGTACGCGCCGATCACTTCGGCCGCTACGGCCGGCACTATTGCGTTTCCGAGTGCCCGCAGCGCGCCTATTCGGTTGTACCAGTGGAGCGCTTCCGGGTTCTCGGAGTCGCCTTTGAAACCGGGGCGGACAACAGCCACTCGGCCGGAAACCCCATAAGCCAACAAACGAATGCCGGATTCAGGCTCGGGCGTGCGGCGGGCTTTCCCGTCGTGTCCAACGAGCCAAGAGGCGGAATCCCAAGCACTTCGCCGACTTTCTGCGGTAGCGGCTTCCCGGTGTCCTGTGGCCTGGTCGTCAGTCCGCGCGCACCGTCCACGGCCGTGGGTGTCGGCCACATCGCCAACGCATGCGCCCTGATCGCCACTAGCCCCGCCGAGTTGCCCGCTTCGTTGTTGCCGTTCTTTGCTGGCGCGAGCGACGTCGGTGTCGGCCACATCGCTGCCGCGACAGGTCGCGGCAGCTGGTCTATCCGGCTGCGTCCATCCGCGCGTGCCGTGGACATGCCCGCCGTATCCTTCCAGTCGCGCGCGCTCGGCGTTACCCAGAGCGCCGTCACCTGCGCGGCCAAGTCCGGCGACTTCCCGCGCTCCACTTCCGTGCGTGCACCTTCCGGCGTCCGAATCGACTTGTCCGCCGAAGCCGTGGGCGTGGGCCACAAACCACAGGCGGTCGCGTCGGTGTGGCGCATCGACGGCACAAGCCGGGACAACGG